AATTGACTTTCCAATCGAACGCGATTCAGTAGAATACCCAGTGAGCTCTGGCAGATTAAACGCCATCTCACTGAGTTCCTCTACTGTTAACAATGCGTTCGTTGGAGCTGTTAGAACTGGACCCCAGATTAGAGATATCACCAGAAGTATCAAGGTGAGTTTCTCGGGAGCATTCACTTATAAAATTGCGTCCACTTTGGACAGCAACTTTTATGAGAGAATGAACCAACGGCTACAATTGCTCGTTGGATTTCAGGCAACGCCTGAAGCCCTCTGGAATCTAGCTCCATGGAGCTGGTTGGCAGACTGGCAAGGGAACATCGGGACTAATATCTCGAATGCTACCTTGTTCGCCTCTGACAGCCTAGTTATGAAGTATGGGTATCTCATGGTCGAAACGATCACGGATCACCACATATCCCTAACGGGCCCGGAGCTTAAAAGCAACGGGTTCAAGGGACCTTATAACACTATTTGGCGTGAACACACCAAAGAGCGTATTAAGGCAACTCCCTATGGGTTTGGCCTGAATCCTGGCAGCTTTAGTGCTCGCCAGTGGGCCATCCTGTCTGCTTTGGGTTTCACCAAAGGAGACAAGGTACTTGGAAATTAAGACCTAATTCCAAGTACCTGGCATTAAGCGGTGCAACAATCTCGTTGCATCGTCCCAACCAAAAGGACAATGTTTCATGATCGCTGATCCGCAAACTGTCACAATCTCAGCCACGCCTTACACGCTTGCGCGTGTAAGTTCCGCGGTCGACTCTGGGAAGTTTTCTACTTCCGATGGTCTGATCTCGGAGAACGTCGCGCACGCTTATGGAAAGCGTAACCGACGAACGTGGCGGATTACCCACAACAAGGTGGCGGCCGACCCTCTGTTCCCAGCTAACATGCTGCCGTACTCGATGTCGTTTTACATCGTGTCCGACACGCCTGTTAGCGGGTACACGGTCGCTGAGCAGAAAGCAGTCATCGACGGCTTTCTTGCGCAGTTGAACGCCTCCTCTGGGGCTCTCATCACCAAGTTTCTTGGTGGTGAGAACTGACAGTTGCCTAGGAAACTAGGTAGGAGGGGGGCCCTACTTGGGCCCCCTTCCAGCGTCCATGAGACTCGGGATTATCCCACCCTTTCAATTAGTAAGGGGAGATATGAAAAGCCTCATGTTGTTCTTGCGGTATGTCCTCAAAGATTTGGGGACATGGTGTCACACGAGTACCACCCTTGATCTCAAAACGATCGAGGGTCGAGTTGAAGACGAGGGGTTATCGTTTCTTACGATAACCCTGGCGAACTTTGGAAAAGACTTCCAAAAAAGTCTTGACCAAGGATTCGTCGGCTCCGACCAATTCGTTGGATTTCAACGAAAAGGGGGTCTCCCCGTATTTCTACGAGGTTTCCTTTGCCGTGTCTTCGATCCGAAAACGGGTCAGTTGGTCGATGCACCTGACATCACTTGCATCTGGGCCATACGTCAGCTAACGCTGATGTGGGCCAAGATCAATCTCCCGTGCACCAAAACACGAGAGAGGAAAGCGATTGAAAGTTACATTGACACTGAACGATGTGTTAGGGATAGTGACGCTGCTTTACCTGATTCTGTCCTTATGGACTTACATCGGGTTAGCATGTTACTATGGGCTGATGTTCTATCAGTCGTAGATCGCAAGATCTACGATGGGGACATGATCCCCGCCCACGGCCCCGGTGCCACCGCGGACCACTTGGCTGGAAACAGTAAGTGGAACCAGAGTGAATACACCGAGCGGTTGGATCAGATATTCCCCGCAGGGGACTATTTGATTCCAAACTGGAGACATCACGATCGTCTCGCCGCCTTCACACCGTTGGACCCGGAGCAAGAAAGACCTGTAAAGGTCATTCTTGTTCCTAAAACGCAAAAAACACCCAGAGTAATTGCGATGGAGCCTACTTGTATGATGTTCATACAACAAGGCATCGCCGCTCTAATCTCTGAAGCCGTTTCGCAAAATGACACTGCGAGGCGTCTTGTCAGCACTTTGGACCAGATCCCTAATCAGGAAATGGCCAAGGAAGGTTCCAAGTTTGGGAACCTTGCCACACTAGATCTTAGTGAGGCTTCTGACCGTGTTTCGAATCAGCATGTACGAGCATTGCTGGCTCGATTTCCCTGGACTTTCCAGGCTGTCGATGCTAGCCGTTCTCGAAAGGCTGATGTGCTTGGCCATGGCGTAATTCGCCTAGCCAAGTTCGCGTCTATGGGTTCTGCTCTGACTTTTCCCATTGAGGCTATGGTATTTACTTCCATAGTCTTTCTTGGGATTGAGAAAGAGCTCAACCGCCCGTTGACCAAGAAGGATATAAAATCTTTTCTTGGTCGGGTACGCGTCTACGGAGATGATATTATTATCCCCGTAGATTTCGTGAAACCGGTGACCGAAATGCTTGAGACTTTTGGGCTCAAGGTCAATTCGGACAAGTCTTTCTGGACTGGCAAGTTCAGAGAGTCTTGTGGTAAGGACTATTACGATGGTGAAGATGTTAGTGTCACCAAAGTACGTAGTTTGTTCCCTACCCGCCGATTCGACGCTCCGGAGATTATCTCGACGAGTTCGTTACGAAACCAGTGTTACCATGCTGGTCTCTGGAATTCGGTGAGATTTCTGGACGATCTACTGAGTAGCTTAATACCCTACCCAGTAGTCGGACCAGAGTCTCCGGCAATAGGGCGTCACAGTTTCCTTGGGTACGAAACCCAAAGAATCTGTCCTAACCTCCATAGGCCGTTAGTCAAGGCCATGGTTGTTAAGAGCACCATCCCGAGAAACTCTCTGGATGATGTTGCTGCCCTATTGAAGGTTTTCTCTATACACGGCGAAATGCCAATCGCTGATGAGGAACACCTTAAACGTTCAGGACGTCCTCGAGCCGTCGACATCAAGCCGAG